CAGCACCAGTTAAGAACGTAATTGGGTTTACATTGTTACTGTAAAGTGTGTCTCTTTGTCCTTCGTTAAGTGCGATTGACTTAAATTCACCTTCACTGTCAATGAAACCTGTAGCACTTGCATTTGTGCCACTTATATTCATTAAACTAACTCCGTAATTTCTAAGGCACCAGTACCACTAACAGCTATTGCTGCTATATGAGTACCTTCTGGACATGCAAAGTCAAGTCTTTCTCCGTCTGCTATGTAGTGACATATATCGCTACTGCCGTAGCTTGTTGATGCTGTAACAGTACTGTCACCAAATTTATATTTTGTGTCAGCTCCTACAGCTTTAATTGATACTCTTTTAGTTGTTGTTGTTAAAGCAACTCTAGTTGATGAGTTTGAAGTACTGATTCTTTTTGCAGCACCTACTTCGCCCAGTATCTCTACTTGAGCGGCTGTGTATTTACTTGGATAAGCCATTGTTTGTTTTTAATTAAATTAATGTAAGTCAATCCAACTTGAACCATTATAAACTTGTAGTTTATTGGTAGTGGAATTATAGATAACTCCACCTTCTAAAGCATTAAGAGCGTTTCTTTCAGTTGTAGTTATTGGAGTAAAAACAACTTGAGTATTAAATATACCAAATTTAACTGCCTCAATCTGATCTTTTAAATCTTGTACAGCTCTTAAAACTTGTGTTGTATTATTATTTAGGTCTGCTGCTTTTACTGAAGATCCAGCTGTGTAAGTGGCTTTTCCTTCAACTTCAGTATTTCCTGTATTCATTATATCTGTTTTACGAAAAATTCGTACAGTATTAGAGCTTGAAGGAGCTGTAGCTGTCCAGTTAATCTGACCGCCTGTACTAGAATAATTAGACAAACTAGATTGATAAGGTAATGAGCCAGCACCAAACGGAATTAACAGCCCATCAACAGCTACATTAATTTCGTCTTGACTAGATGTGTCAAGACTGAATGATATACTACCACCGTTGCCGGCGGTTTCTACAAAAGATTGTTGTGACATTATTTATATATGTTGAGGATGTTTGCGGTATTTCTACGTTTTTCTATTTTTCCAAACTTTCGTTCTTGCTGTTCTCGTATTAACTTAACAATATCAGAATTATC